TTGACGGCAGCGAGGAGATTCAGTACCTCCCGGTTGAAGTTCTCGACAATCTGGAAGTCGTCGAGTTCGTGCCGGTTGGTTACCGTGTCACTCTCGCATGCACGATGTTCCGCACCATTGCCAAAGGGCCGTCGACGGACGACACTCCTGGCTCGCTCAAGCAGCAGAACATCTTTCCGTTGGAGTCGCAGATCCTCACCACCGATGGTGTGGACGTGTTCATCATTGATCGTCTCAGCAACAAGACGATTGCCACGTTCCACAACGTCAAGACGGCGAGCTACCGATTCAGCATTACGGCTCGTGGCATTGTTGCACAGAACGTCAACTTCGTGACGACGCGCATGACTGACGAGTCCGAGTAGTCAAAGGGTGGCGCCACTTCCGCTTGGGTGGTGGTGGCGCCACCTAGTTTTGCTAACACGTGAAAGCGAGGATGGTCATGGAGAACCGAGAAGCCGCAGAGAAAGCCGCAGCCGAGATGGGTGAGCAGGAGAAAGCGCTTGCCGACTCGAAACGGTCCAAGGTCAAGGTTATCGATAAGACGACCGAGCAGGAGAAGCTTGACCTTCGCAAGACTTTCTACTTTTCAGTGGAGAGTGCGGTTGACGGGAAGCAGTATGAGGGCGACTTTACCATCCGAAAGATGGGCCTCATGCAGCTCAGTCAGCTGGGTACCACCAAGGCTCGCCTCAGCGGCGGGTTGGCGGTCGAGCCACATTACGATTATCTCAACCAGCAGATTGCTCAGTGCATGGTCAGCATTGAGAAGTCGCCGCCATGGTGGGATCTGAATAAGATGGTGGACACGGAAATTCTGGGAGCCATCCACAAGGAGGTCATCTCTTTCGAGAACTCCTTTCGCAAAGTGGCACGAGAATGAGCACCATCTCCTCCGGGTACTCGCAGCAGAGCATGTTCGGACGGTCCAGTTTTGGTGGTGCAAGAAATACAATCGACCGTTCAAGGATCCACTGCTGCAGGAGTACACGATTGAGGAGTTGTGGCTTGAGTACCTGAGTTACGAGATTGACGAGGACCCGAACGCTGAATTCATCGGCCTTGAAGACACGATCGTGCAGTTCAAGACAGGGGATCCGATGATTGACGCGATCGAGGAGAAGCTGGCGAAGGGCGAAGAGGTGGACCTTATTCAGATGATGATGACTGAGGAGGACCAGACGCGATTCCGTGACCGCCTCAAACCCAAGGAGTAGGCCGTGGCGAACTTCATTCATGGGCACTTTAGTGGTGGTCATCCGTCGCCAGAATACTTGTGCTGGATGGCGATGAAAAAGAGGTGCTACTACAAGAAGGCTGTTGACTACCAAGATTATGGTGGTCGCGGGATTAAAGTGTGCTCACGGTGGAAAGACAGTTTTGCCGCTTTTCTGGCTGACGTTGGTCCTCGTCCATCTTCACTGCATACTTTAGAGCGCAAGAACCCAAATGGTGACTACACCCCACTGAACGTTCGTTGGGCTACTCGTAGGGAGCAGGCTCAGAATCGTCGGAATACCGTAAGAGTTGGAACTTTGTGCCTGTCTGAGTGGGCTCGTCGTCGCGGTATTCCTGTGTCTACTGCATGGCGTTGGCGTCAGGAAGGAAGGATCTGATGGCCAATTTTGAGAAAATACAATTAGGTTTTGACGAGGCGTTTCTCAATGACCAGCTCCAGAAGACGTATGGAACGTTTGACGTGTTTGCGCAAAACGTCCGCTCCAAGCTCGACGAATCTGTTTTCTCCGAAGAGTCGTTGCGTCGTATGTACGTTGCCAACGAGCGTTTGCGTGAATACACGGCGATGCTACAGCAGGTGGAGATCAAAAAGCAGCAGATTGCAGCCGGTGATGAGGTGGCGTTCAAGCGTCTTGCCGCTGAGCAGGCCCACCTGGCATCCGGCCAGCAGCGTGAAGCGTACGAGCTGGAGAGGGCTCGCCGTGGTCTTCCCAGCTCACAGGCAATGGGAGGGGGTGGGGGTGGCAGCGCAGGCACGTTTGTGGGCTCTGCTATGCTGGCGGCGGGGCAGTCTCTAGGCTCTGCCGTCCTGGGTCATGAGATTGGTTCCATCGCTCAGGGTGTTGCGGAGCTGCGCGCAGCGTATCGAAAGCGTGACCCTGTGACCGGCGAGCGTGATGACGCAGCTATCAGTGGTGCTTGGAGCAGCTTCGGGACGCAGGTAGCGAAGTTTGCGGTGACCCAGCTCATCGCTGGTTTCGATATCCGTGCTCAGCAGGCAGAAGGCTACAAGGCGCTGTACCGCGGCCAGGGCTACGATGTGGGGGAGGAGCGTTTCCGTGGCCTCAGTGACATGGATATTGTGCGGCGATATGGAATGAGCCGCATGGAGGCGATGCCTCTCCTCGAGCAGATGGGGCGGCAGACAGGCCGCACAGGAGGCTTTGAGGACATTCTTACGTTGCAGCGCCAGACTGGGCTGGGGAGCGAGGGTGTAGGTCTTCTAGGGGCTGCTGCGCGCCGTGGCGTGGGGATGAACGAGCAGCAGCAAGCTCAATTTCTGGCCAGTGCTATTGGATTGGCTGTGGCAGAGAATCTTCCAAAAGGGCGCCTAGGGGAGATTCTGACGGATCTCCAGCACTCTATTCTCCAGGGTCGTGGCGCGCTTGACATCGAGACGGAGATGCGGACGCGTCTCGCTGCCGCGCGAGCTGGCGGAGCAGAGTACGCGGGTGAGCGTGGTGGAAACGTGTCCACGGTATTTGGGCAGATGGGCATGAAAGGCGGCATCGGTGAAGGTGTCGCCATCATGCTTCAGATGCGCCAAGGGAAGAGTTTCATTGACGCCAAGATTGGAGCGGAGAAAGGCTACTTCAAGACAGCCGCGGGTGTGAACTCACTTATTAGCTATGTGAGGTCCAACTTCCGTACGCGTGACCAGCGTGTTCTCTTCTTGCAGCAGATGGCCAGCACTGGGTTCATCGATGCCGACATGATCGATCGGATGATCGACCAGCTCGACAGCGGTGGCGACCTGACCAACGACATGGAACGGGCACGCCTCAACATCCAGGGCTATTTAGGGACAGAGAAGCTGGAGGACATCGCTCCTGGTGAAATGAAGCGTGCAGCCCAGGCTTTGCAGGCAGAAGCGGGAAAGCCTCTGATGGAGGCTTCAAAGACAGCATCCCAGTTCATGCAAGCGTTTCCGTCACACCCGCTTGCGACGACTGGGCGCTTTTTAGGACGGGCGGGTGTTGGGGCTCTCAATTCTCTTCAGTGGCTCGGATCAGAGCTGGTGGACCAGACGGTGGGACGCGCCTACCAAGGGTACGGATTGTTGAGTGGTCAGAAACTTTCCAATCGTCTCTTGGAACCACAGATGATCACGGAATATGACATGCCCTCGCTACGCTACAACGCGAGCGAGCCTGGAGGGCAGCGTCCATACCACGTGCTGGGCCATGGGCCAGATGGGACCGATGATGGTGCGCTTGACCTCAGTGGCGCCAGTATCTCAGACCCAGTGATGCTGAACCAGCTGCGCGCTGCTGCAAGCGATTACTTCAGAAAGACCGGCAAGAAGCTGCGTTTGGGTGGGTCTGTTGGTGGTGATCGAACTGCGGCGCAGCAAGAGGATATTCGCCGCCGCCACGCTGGTGACAACGTTCCTGTGGCTCAGAATTTCTCGCAGCATGAGGCAGGTAGGGCCGTTGATGTGTCAGATGTGCGTGGTAATCCAGACCTCGTCAATGCATTACTGAGTCACGGTTTTATCAAGCCGAAGCGTCTTATGAAGGGCGGAGTGGATTCTGATCCACCACATTTTGAGTTCGGCGAAGACCGTCCTGTCTCGAAGTCCGAGGTCAACACCAGTGTGAACACTGATGGTGGGACACGGGTAGACGTGCGGGTCAACGTGTCCAAGGCACCACACAAAATAAACGATACGTCAGGAGACAGCGGAATTCCTAGTAAAGGCCGCGGACTGATCACGACGAATAATCGACCGGACGGCTCTACCAATGGCTAGTAGCACGACATCAGACCGTATCAACTGGCGCGACAATCCACGGGCTCGTGCGACGCACTATGCACATGGTGCGGGAACGACGAATGGTGGACTGGCGTCTACCCAGCAAGAGTTGGCAACGAATGGTAACAGCGACGTGGTGGGTTACACCTGGAAGAAGGATACCGAGGCTCCGACTGGTACTCTGACGCTCGAGGTGGTTCCACGACAAGACTACCTGTTTGGTCCTAACCGCATCAAAGCGGATGACCTCATTTTGCTTGAGTCAGAAGCGAACGATGGGTTGACCCAGTCGGAAACCCAGCAGAAGGCGGTCGCAAACATCATTACGTTGGTACTGGTGGATCGCGTTGGTGAGGCGGTCACGATTGGTCCAAAGGGTGAAGAGGAGCGGGTGCTACGCATCCATTGCTCTGACTTCGGCAAGGTGCTCGAGAAGACTTCCATTGTTGTAGACCCAGGTGTAGCTCAAGCGATTGGTGCCCCGGCTCTGATAGGCACGAGTGGTTTTGGCGAAGCGTTCCTCAAGATATTCGGAACGAGCGCTAATGCGGGTGGAGCGGCCTTCACTCCCAACCAAGCAATCTTGAATCTCTTCAATGTTGTGTTAGCTGGGAGTCCAATACAGTTCCAGCTGCCCAACTCATCGGATACGTTTCAAAGTTTGGTGGACCCATTCACCTACGTGCAAAAGGTGATGATTGGGGCCACACTGGTTACGAATCCCTTTGGGTTGGATGTAAACACAACATTGTGGGGGTTGATGAAGCAGTTCTCAAACGAATTCCTGAACGAGCTGTTCGTGGACGTTCGCTATGAGAACCCGAAAGACGCAATCGGAGCTGCTGAAGATCGCGCTCGTATTATGATCGAGCAGGACTTGGGTGGAGTTCCCGCGGAGCTGCAGGACACCCGTCTTCCAGGTAACCGCCAGTATGTGTTGTCGCTGGTATTTCGCCAGCGACCGTATGATGCAGACGCTTTCAACGCTCTTCCTGCAGTTCAGGTGTTCACAACTGAATGTTGGGACATTGACATCTCGTATGCCTCACACGAAGTGTTCAATATCTTTCGCGTATGGGGGTTGCAGGCAGGCGCCACCATTTACGGTGAACACTTCGAGTATCTAGTTAATCAAGACTCCGTGAAGAAGCACGGAGCCCTACGCTTCGAGCCGGAAACGAACTACACGTTTCCGACGCTCGAGGAAGCTAACAGCTACTCGCAAGGTCAGCAGCAGTCCGTAACGCCGCAGCAGCTAGTTTCGCTGTACACGAAAATTATCGCGATCTGGAACAACCAGAACGAGAACTTGCTCGCGGGTACGGTCGTGATGCGCTACCGCCCTGACATCCGGGTAGGGATGCGCATGGTTCTTAGCTATCACGATGGCCACCGTGTCGAAGGCTACGTGCAAACGCTAACACATAATTACCAAGCGCAAGGTGAGTCTCAAACCGTGGTAACGGTGGTTCGTGGTATCGCTTATGACGTGAATGGGAATAACATGCTGGGCGTGATTTTGAGTTTGGATGCAGAGCTGGACAAGCTCGGAATCCAGAGCGCAGACACCTTTGCAGCGAGTGGTCAATGAGTAAGCACACGCGAGATGGTCATCCACTCTCCCATGGGTCTACTGCTGATCGCATGACCGGCAAGTACGGAAACTTGTCGATTGCAGCGCCTATCGAGTGCGTGATCGATAAATCTTACTACCCTGACGATGAAGCCAACACATCAAAGAAGTACATGGAGTACAGCGTTGTTGTGCTGACAACAAAGACTGTAATTCCAAACGTGCGACAACTTGTGGTGGGCGGTGGCGTCGTCAACGGAGATTATGTGGTGCTGCAAGAGACTACGGGGACAGTTGATGATCCCTTCAATTCGAGCTTCGACCGCAAAACAACTGATTCATCTAAGTGGAATGGGGACCGAGTTCTCGTTTCTTTCGTTGGTGGTAACCAAAATGTTCCCATCATCGTTGGAGTGCTTCCCCACCCTGCAACTAAATATGGTGGTAACCAGGGCGGTGGTAAGCAACGAAAGGTTACGTGGAACGGCACGACGGTCTTGATCGACAAGGATGGCAACGCTTCCATCACAATGGCGGATGGGGCCACTCTGCAAGCGACGGCTGGGCAGAATAGCGTGAAGATGAGTGCTAGCGAGCTGGACCTTTATGCGGATTCAAGCAGCCATCCAATGTTCCTTGGGGACACGTTCCAGAACGCGCTGAATGACCTTCTGACCACGATGAGCACGCAACCAATCGCTATCTTTCCTACTGGGGCACCATCACCAAAGCTGATTGCAGCGTGTCAAACGCTTCAAGGGTTGATTTCTGGCGGGACCTTCAACTCGAAGCTCATCAAGCACGGTTGAGGAGGCGGTAATGGGCTCAACGTTCGGAAAAGATGACGAGCTGAATAGACCGGACCTGGGGAATTACCGTCTCCAGTTGCCATACGCGTTGGTGTTGAAGCGTTCCCCTGCTCGATCGGCATCGCAGCCTAGCACTTATCAGACAGACATCGTAGTGCTGCAAGGGAAGGGCCTTCCTGGAGGTCTGGAGAGCTACAGCGTCGATGAAGACATGGCTGTGATGATTCGTCCTACCATGGACGGAGGTAAGTACATAACAAACCGCGGTATGATCATCAAGGATATCGTGGTATCTGGAACTACGGGCTATATGCCGACGGGTCTAAATCCAGGAACTCCGTCGGTTGGGACGATCTTGAACCCGTCAGCAGCTCAGGCCGCGTCTGAGACACGTCGGGAACAGAACAGTGGTTTCCTTCGCTTCATCCAGCTCCGCAATCTGATTCGCGAATACGCGAGAATCAAGCGCTTCGAGACGCCTGAGGTGGCGAATTCGACCTTCTTGTTCTTTTACGACAGCAAGTTGGACGAGTGGTGGACTGTCGAGCCACAGAAATTCCGCTTGTTCAGATCAAACAAAAAGCCTTTCATGTACGACTACTCGCTTCCATTGAGGACGATCTCACCTGGGAGTGACACTGGATCTGACCCGTTCAATCTCAACCTGCCTAACGACAAGCAGATAACCTCCACGGGTGGTCTGTCCCTGGGCTTGTCTGGTATCGCGAACGAGGCCCTGTCTGTGGTGAGCCGCTTGCAAGGTATCGCGCGAGCTATCAACCAGTACGCTGGGCAGTTCACTGGAGCTATTCGTGATGCATTCAACGCGGTACTTGCGCCGTTGGATTCAGTAACCTCAATATTTGCCAACGTGGCCCAAGCTACAGAGACAATGCTTTCGCTCCCGTCTGGCTTGTATCGCCGGCTGATGAACAGTCTGGATGGGATGCTCAGCCAGGTAACACGTTTGTCAACGGACGTGGGGCTTATCAATGCCACCAACGACGTGTACATCGAGACGCGCCAGCTTTCAGAGTCTCTGTTCGCGAATGCACCGGCTCTCTTTGCTGGTCAGAGCAGCACCTCCAGCCCACAGGCTGCGCTCGCGAAGGAGAATGCGAAGTACACTGACCAGCATCTACTGTTCGGCACAGGTAACACGGGAATCAATGATCCACAGGGTACGACAACGTTAGCCACTTCCCCATTTGTGAATGGGAGTGGCTTCAATCTGCTGACGCAGATCGATTTCACGCGTATGACGGACACGCTGGAGTACGTTGTGATGGTGGGCGAGACACTGGAGGGTCTTGCTCTGCGAACGACAGGCACAGTGTTTACGGTGCCTATGATCAAACGGCTGAACAAGCTCCAGTTCCCGTACATTGTGGCGCAGGGAGCCCCATACACACCAGGCACGGTTCAGCCTGGAGACAAGTTGCTTGTTCCCGCGTTGCCGAAGGTGGGACAAAACCAACCGTCCATTCAGGCACCGCTACCAGAGCCTAACCCAATTGGATTCAGCAGCACATTGACCGCGTCAGGATCCAACGTTGTTGTGGTAACTGATTCCACAGCTAGTTGGCGACAGAGTCAGTGGGCTGGATTCACGTTCACTATCGTCGGTGGAACGGGGGCGGGTGCTCAGGCCATAATTTTAGATAACACCGCTACAACCCTGACGCTCGCCACCTCCGTAACGGTGGACACGTCATCGCAGTACACCATAGCACTCATCCAGCAACAGAAGAACAAAACCTTCTCACCGCTGGAGGTACGTTACGGCGCTGACGTTCGACTTGTGTTTCCGGCCACGCCGGTCACTCCACCTATTTGCATTGCAGACGTGGTCATAGGCCCGACTGGGGACCTCGTAAGCGTTGGTGGTTTGGACAATTACATTCAGGCGATGCTCATTCTCGGGTACACGGAACGTAGCCGTAACCTGGCTAACCCGTATTATGGTATTGACCAAAATGTCGGTGAGCGCAACTCACAAGAGAACGCAGTTGCTTACGCCCTGTCTTTGCGCGCCGGTATTTTAGCGGATCCTCGCACGCAGGCTATCAACAGTATTTCGTTCTCAGTGAACCACGATGTTGAGTCGATTGTCGTGAGCGTGACTCCCGTTGGTGGAACGCAGCAGGTGCTTGCCCTGCCGTCACCCGTGTAAGGAGCTAGACGATGGCACTCGCATTTCGTATTAAGGTGTACACAGAGATCGTCAGCGGAATGTTCAACAGCATCCGTTCGTCGATCGGAGCTGTGGCTGACCTTAATCCTGGTTCGTGGATTCGCACTATCCTTGAGGCGGCATCGCTCCAGGACGCGGATCAGTACGCCCAGGTAGGGAAGCTCCTCGACTTCTTTGCTCTTGACACGCTCGAAGGGGACGATATCGACCGTCGCGCACTTGATTTTGGAACATTGTTTCAAATCAATCTTCAGCGACAAGGTGCCTCACAAAGCCACGCGCTTGTGTGTATGCGTGACACTAATTTCACCCAGGTTACGAGCGTCCTGGCTAACAACACGCCAGCTGGTGTGAGCGTGTTTGCAGTGGCCACAGGTACTGGAGCTGTGTTCCCAACGGCTGGGCGTGTCACACTTGACCGCGGAACGACACACGAGGAGTCTTTCTACTTCTCCCGCACGGGTGACGCCTTCTCGGCATTGGCAGGGTATGTCCTTCAATTTGGGCATCTCGCCGGTGCAACGGTGGACCTTACTTCAGTAGCATCCACCATCACCAACAATATTGCCATTAGTGGTACCACGGTTAATCTGGCTGCAGGCACAGGCGCTGCTTTCCCTGCGGCTGGAAATATCATCCTCAGTCGTGAAACATCCAATCGGGAGCTATTGGCTTTCACGCGTGCTGGAGATGTGTTAACCATTACTACAGGTGGTGGTGCCACCAAAACACACGCTATTGGTGACAGCGCGATCCTCTCGACTGTTGGCGTGGACCGTACTGCTAACGCGGGTGCAGAAGTCGACGTTCCCGCCACGATTGCTACGGTGCTGATTGCTTACACCCTCGATACTGGTATCACGTTGCTAGATGGTGACTACCAATCGAGTTTGGTGGGGGCGACTTCCAAGCTGGTTGGATCCGCGACAATTGCGGGAGCAGGGACGATCATCTCGTTCGCAGTGCCTCCGTTCTCTACGGCGGTGCCCTTCAATCCCAGTGCAGCTACGCAGGGTCGTGATCGCGAAACTGACGTTAACTACATCCAGCGCATCAAAGACACGATTCAGAGCTTGGCTGGGTTGACCGCTCTAACCATCACGACCAAGGTCAACGGGCTTCAAGATCCTGTGTCACAGGCAATCGTCGGTTTCGCGCAGCTCGTGGATGCAGTTTCACCCGGATTCTCACTGCTGTACGTTACTGATGGCTCCACTACGTTTTCACCGTCACCCCTCCTGGTATCGGGCCGTGAGCTGCTGATAAACGTTGCGAGTGGTGGTGATAGGCGAGCGCGCCTTATTGGCCCAGCTCCGGTGGTTGTCATCAGCTCTCCAGGTCTTCAGCTCCCCGCGCCTCCGGTCATCGCTCAGGTTGGGACAGCTGGCGGAACAACGTACGGTTACGCCGTTGTGGCGAAGGTTGGGGTCGGAGTTGCGCCGAGTGCTACACAGACTACGGCGGTGGGCAACGCAACTCTGAACGGAACGAACTACAACCAACTGAGTTTCATTGGAGTTGCTGGAGCCCAGTCGTATGATATTTATCGTGTTATTGGAGGTGCCACGACTGGCAAGATTGGAAACGTCGTAACAGTTCCCAACCAAACACAGTACACGTTTAACGACACTGGTCTTGCTGGCGACAGCACTGCCGTTCCTACCACGAACACCACCGTCACCAACTCAACTGCGATCACTCCACGGCTCTTCAGGGACACGTTCCGTGGTACTTCTACCGCGGTGGGGCCGGGGTTTTTGGAGGACTCATCCCAGAATTTTGGTGTTAACGCCTTGATTGGTATGTGGGTCAAGAGTTCTGATGGTGTGTTCCATCAAATTACCTCAAACAGCGCAATTCGCATGAATTTCAGTGGTGGTACTACACCACCAGTGGGTGGGTACGCAGTCTTCGATTTTACGCAACCACCGCTGATTCCAACGGTGGACTACACCATCAACGACACCACTGGGGATCTCTCACTCACAGTTCCGTTGGTACAGTACGGAAGTCTTGTTGCGGCGGATGACAACAACGCATCCGCAGGCGCGTACATCAAGTCGAGCGGGCTTCTGGCTTACGTACAAAAGGTTGTCAACGGCGACAAGACTGACGTTCAGAACTTCCCTGGACTGAAGGCTCCAGGGACTTCCGTGCGGGTGGTTGCTCCGGCTATTGTGTCACCACAATTCATTATCCGTGCTGTCCCAAAAAACGGAGCGCTAGATTCTACTTTTATCTCCGCGGTGACCGCAGCTGCATCTCGATATGTCAACAGTCTGGGAGTGGGTGAGACGATTTTGCTATCACGGATTATAACCGACTGTGAAAATGACGTAGGCAACCTCGATGACATCGAGATTCTGTCGCCCCCAACGAATGTGCCTGTGGCTGATGGTCAGCTAGCTCGTGTGTCGAACACCAATTTCAGTATCGTGTAGCGGAGACAGTCCATGCCAGGTCTTGCATACAAAGTTGCCTCGATACTCGGATTGGTCCCACCATTCTTCAACACGAATGTGGGGTCTACTATAAATGCAATTCTGACTGCCATAGGCACGAGCGACGACGCTATTGGAGGGCAACCAGTAGGTGGGAGCATCATCCAACAAGCAAAAAACTTGCTTTTCAGTGACACCAGTCAGGACATTTACTTGTCCAGGCTGGGAGACAATTACGGTGTAGCTCGCCCTACTGCGGATCCGTCTGATGACCCGCTCTACCAACAGATTATTCAGTTGCTAGCGGCGCAGCCCAAGACAACTGGGATTCGCGTCGTCTATCAATTGCTCGGGGTCTTATTTGGGACTCAGGCCTCGATCATCGCGGGCGGCGGTCGTCCGTGGCAGATTTACGAGGTGCGTCCCAACGTCCTTACAGTCGAAATCCCATACTCCCTGTTTCCTGGGAGCACGAGCGATGCGTCGTACCTACATGGGTTGGGTGGTATCGACGGGTACAGTGGGGCGGGAGGGACCAACCTGTTCGTGACTCGCGCTGAGGATTTTACGAAGGCGATCGGACCCTCGTTTGGTACGCTGAACATTGTGATAAATGGTGTCACATATACTGTGACTGGCTTTACCTACGATGCATCTACGAATCTCAACACCATTGGACTGAGCGGGGCTCTTGCTGCAAACCTCACAGACCTCAAATGGTCAATCATCATTCCTGCGACGCACAGTCCCCCAGGATCCTACCTGCTCGCGGATGCCACACACCACGAGTCCGAGGTCAATAGCCAACCTGTGATAATGTACGGCTCAGGGATGGTTGACATCTTCAAGCAGTATATGCTCGGGTTGGTGAAGGCGGCTGGTATACAGCTCGAGATAATTTTCGTGGCTGCAATAACGCACTAACAGGAGAGGCTGCCATGGCCACCGGCGATATCATTGAAACGAAGCGTCCTCGGTATCAAAACAACGAGCGTTTTGACGAGCAGGACGCTCAAGCGGAAGGCCAGCTGCGTCTCACGCGTGAAGCTGCCTTTGTAAAAGCGTGGCTGGCGAGTTTTGGTTTTTCCGTCGGTAACGGCCAGACCATTGGAATGGTGTTGCAGGGCGGAAGCCTTGCGACAGGCGTCAACACGGTCACTTTAGGATCTGAGGTATTTGTTGCCGTTGACGCAGATGGCAACTTGCTGCTCAAGTCGGCCGCGACCGGGTCTATCACTGTCACTGTGCCTGGCGGCCAGAGCACTGTTTACGCCTTCGCGACAGACGTGGCCTCGGATCTTGACGTTCGAGCGTTCATGCCTGCAACCGCGCCTTTCACAGAGTTCGACCAATCCATCAATACTCGTTTCACTAGCGAGGTTGGGGTTATTGCAATTAGTGGGAATGCTACGGTCAACTCCACAGTCATCAACGGAGTGACGGTTCCGCTGGTTGCAATCGCTCTTGTGAACAATGCCGCAGGAACTGTGACCATTCTACAGACGTTCACGAACGTGCTGCAGAGTGCACCGGGTCTGTTGATGGCTCAGACCGCTGTACCTACGGCGGTTATCACAGGAGCGGCGGGGGCGGCATCTTACACGTATTTGGTGGTAGCAACAACCCGTAACGGAAACGTTACTCGTCGAGCTGTCGGAATGACGGTGGTTCCTTCTGCACCCAATACTTTGGACAGTACCCACTACATCACGCTCTCGTGGACGGCAGTGAAGGACGCAACGGGGTATCTGATCTACCGAACGGCAGTTAGTGGTGGGACTCCTTCGAGCACTGGTCTGATTGGCTCCATTTTGGTGCTTGGGAACGCTGCTGTGTCGTTCGTTGACAATGGCCTCGCTGGGGACAGCACCACACCACCTCTCGATCCTCCAGATTCCATTCAGCTCCCTATCAGTGCCTCTGACCGAGCATCTGGGGTTTTTGATGTGACACAGATGCTGCGAGCGTTGGTTTCAATGGTTGCCGATATCAAGTGGAAGAATTCACGTGGTATCACGCAAGCACTGTCCAACGACTACGGCGCTTACCTGCCTCTTCAAAACGGTCTTGACGCAGTCGATCGTGCCGGCCTCAGCGGTGCCGTGATTTCTATTGGCGACGGCGTCAACAGCTATGGCACCTACAACGTGAACGAGTTTGCGAACGCGGACGCTATGATGGTGCAGATCGCAACGGACCTCCTGACACTAGGAACGTTGCGATCTGTCAAAAGGACTGTGCTTGTTAAGCCGGGTGTGTACACATTTTCTGGAAGCACATCTCTTCCCTCACGTGTGAAATTCCTCGCGGAATACCCGACGCAGGCAGTGGAGTCAAATATTCCTGTGTCTCCGTTTTTCGATGGCAGTCAGCCTACGTTTATGTTGAGCAACAACACGCTCACGACGGCGTTCCAGAACGAGTTTGAAGGAATCACTTTCCAGACGGTGAACGGTGGCAAACTGGCTATCTCGTCGGAGAATGTGTTCAAACGTTGCTCGTTCGCAAATATTGCTCCTGGTGTGGTTCCTGGTTATGGCTCACCGGCGGATCTGTCCTCGTTCATCATCAATGCAACTTCTGCGGCGCGGTACTGCCGTTTCTTTGAGTGCGATTTCATGGCCTACCCATCCACGGCAACAGCTAGTCAGGTGGGTATGTTCAGTTTGCAGAATGGTGCACGCGAATTGATTATCCGTGATTGCACATTCCGTACGGCAAGTACGACGGTCATGGTCAACCTGTTCACGGCGGCGTGGATGGCGTGCTGCTTGATCGACGGGTGCACCATTTTGGCGGGGCCTGGAGCGACACTTTCAACGTTTGCGCCGTTGTTTGTTGTGAGTGGTCCGGCTCCAGGAGGGACCCCAAACAGCGACACGATGGTGCGCGCGTGTAAGTTCCTCGCAACGGACGCAGGTGGTGCTCTCTCGACAACACTCACAAACAGCTTGGCGTCAGCGTTCGAGCTGACCGACGCGCAGTCGTTTAGTTTCCAGGACTGCGTGTTTGACAGGCTCGCCGCCGCGGTTCGCTACAGCATCTCAGCGGTAACGACTTCTGTCTCATCTCCGGTTGGACTGTCTATTGACCGATGCACGTTCAATAATCTGACATTCGCTGGGGTTGGGTTGCAGCAGACTTCTGCGAGCAGTATGACGTTGTACGGGGTATCTATCACAAACTGCACGTTCAACGCGACTATGGGACTGTCGGTCAACTACACGACGACCAACACCCTGACGCTTGACTCTATTGTTATCACGGGAAACAAATTTCTCAGCTGCATGATCGCTCGAATCGGACCTACGTCGGGTGGGAATCAATTTGTGGCGATCAACAACATCCGAATCAACCGCAATGTTGCCGACGGCTACAACGCAGGCACAAGCGGTTATGCCCTTATTGTGTTTACGTCATACGGTGCAGGAGGGGGTGTCCCTCTCACGGATGTTGAGATTTGTGATAACACGTTTACGAACGTCATTCAGCCATACGCAGGTGTTGTGGTCGGAGGAACACAGGCTGTTGCTGGCGTGTTGCTATCGGTGGGAGACCCCTCCACGGGCAGCAACTATCAGGTGAGTGCCGTCCGTGTTGAGCGTAATCGAGGTCGAAGCATCAACAATGCTCCGACGGGGGTGGGTGGAGGCAACATCGCAGCGAGCGTGATTGCTATTCGTACGGGTGGTGCTGTCACCGCAGTGGGTAATCTCATTTGTAGGGAAAACGAGGTCACCACTATCGGAACGGGCCTCACAAACAATCATGTGCGTGGGGATTTGCTTTACGTAGGATCGTTTGGAGGAGTGGTTCGTGGTGTTGATTTACTGGGTAACGTGGTCGGAGACAGAGCGTCGCAGCTGGGCTTGCTCTACGCCCAGCACTCGTTTGGGTCATTGTCGCACTTCAAGATTGAAGATAACGACATCACATATTTCAATAATCGTGGTACCGCTGCACCAATGGCGCCCATCATCCTCATTGACCCTGGTTCGTCGTCATACTCGATGGTTTCCATCTCCGGTAACAACTTCTATGACTTCGACCAGTCGCCGGCAGGCAACTCTACGGTGAACGTCATCCATTTGGGGGTCAACGGCGTGGTAACACTTACTGGTGGTGTTAGTATCCAACACAATCAGTTTCTTATTGAGAACCAGGTGACGGGAAACGGGTGGAACAGTGCCGGCATGGCTGTGTACCCGGCTGCCTCTGCCCAGGTACTTACGGTCTACAACCAAGCATCGAAGCAGCAATTCCAGGATAATCCGGTTGGCAGCTCGGGTTTCACATTCAGTGGTTCAGCTGCCGTGGGCTCAACGAACCAGGTGTAAAGGAGACAGCTATGAACAAGCTATTGAACGCGACGCTACTGGCCTTGGTGATGCTGACTGCGGGCTGCGCACACCCTACTCCAACGGAGCAGAAGGTGTTCGATATCTTGGGGTGCTTCAGTGGAACTCTTTCAGCCGAAGCGGAGAAATTCGTTGGTCTCTTGATCAACGACGCCCTAGCAGGGACTTCCCCGAACTGGAAGCAAGCGGCCGACAATGCCATTGCGACGGCAACGCCCGATGCACTGCCCGACATTGTTTGCGCCATCGACAAGGCTGTGGGGATGGCCTACAATCCTGCTTCAGGGTCAATGGTTAATGGGGATTACGTCAAAGGCATCATGGCACGAGCTGCTTATCTGCAAGCCAAGACCAAGCTCAAGCTTGTGGTGTCACACTAAAGGAGCACGTTCATGAGCCTCAATTTCGGACCCCAAGTAAACCTCGCCTCTGGCACTTTTCCTGTCAGTGGTAAGGTGACCATTCAAGTGGTGAACCCGCGTGGTAAGCCGACGTTCTCACGAAGGCTGACTGTCAAGAATACGGATACCACTCCGTTGACGGTCATTTTTCCTCAGACGGTTGGTGACACCACGACAAATCCCGATATCTCGACGACGATTGCTGCGAACACGAGTCAGGATTTCGAGGGGGCGATCACGCAACTCACGCTTACTGGCACGTCTGGAAAGAAGTATGAGGTCACCGCCACTGTTGCGGGCTAGGAGGGGGGACCGTGGCGCTCGAAGAGATCGTGAAGCTTTTGCTTGTGTACGGCCCGTTAGGACTGATCTGCGCGGTCTTGCTGATGGGCTACATCCAAAAAGACCGCGCGATGGTCAAGATGCAGAAGGAGTTTCTGGAGAAGCAGGAGGCTTTGACGAAGAGCCACAGGGACGAGATGGCTCAGATGCAGGAACGCTACATCGCCAAATCTGACTCCTGGATGGAGAAATACCGTGAACGAGCGGATGCTCTTCAGAATCTCCTCGACGCTATCCACCGCAGCCGGAGTGGGGGATGAGTGGAAAGGAGGACGACCCAATGAGCACCTTACCAATCCGCCGTCGCAAGACGCCTGTGAATCTTCCCGATGAAACGATTCCCCGCATGCGGATGCTTATCGAGAACTCGGCTCCAGATCCGGAGCGTCCTCGATTGCCAGAAGAGGCGGAGCAGCGTCTTGCGAACACGGAAGTTCGGAACGCACAAGCCTACGCTGAAATCGAAGAGACTAATTACCGCCTGAACAAGTTAGCGGAAAGTATACGAGGCGATATCGCGACTCTCGACAGTGATATCAAAAAGGAGAAGTGACATGAAAGCGCAACTGGCCTCGATCGGAGTCACCGCTCTACAGATGCTGTCTCCTGTGCTCGTCGCGCTCATGGCGTTGGCGACCAAGAAATTGCATACGTGGATCGACAGCAAGATCAAAAATGAGCAGGTTCGGGGCATCCTCGATCGGCTCGACGACACGGCAATGACTGTGGTGCAGGAGGTGGAACAGACGGTGGTCAGCAAGCTTGATCCCTCCCAGCCGCTGGGCACCAATGCTGTGAACGCGAAAAATGCAGCCATCGCGAGTTTGAAGACGCACCTGGGTCAGAAGGGTCTCGATGAGGCTAAGCAGGTGCTGGGCATCGGTGACTCCGATCTGGAGAAGGTCATCGTCAGTTTCATCGAAGCCAAGGTCCACGTCGTCAACCAAGCTCAGGGCAAGCCTCTCGCGGCAGCGTTGCAGCTTCCTCCAATTCGCACGGCCGACGCCTCACAGAAGTAGCGCCAGCCCTTAGCCTCGCGCGCCGGTTATAACAAGAGCGAGGACCCATGCCACGAGCTACGATTGAAATTTCCCACCCCACCATAGCGCGTGTGGTGGGTGTTCCTTTTGAAGCGCTCTCGGAGTTGGACGAACTCCTCGCGATCGAGAATCCCGCTGCGGAGCATATTCGGCGCCAGGCACGGATGCGTGGGAACCACTGGGCCGCGGAATGGGATGGCAAGACACACCTCTTCAAAGCGGATACAGGAACCTTCCCCACAGGCATGCTCCAGCGCGTTCAGAAGGCCCTCAAGAAGGCGAAGTACAAGGTTCGCGTCAAAGACACACGACCATGCGTGGAAGAGGCTCCCAAGGCCCTCCAGCGCGTTTCTGAAGGCATGCTGAAAGGCGTGAAGCTGCGGGATTACCAGCTCGACGCCATACGCAGCGGTTTGGAGCATCGTGGCGGTATTTGCCAGCTCGCCACGAATGCGGGAAAGACAGCCGTGGGAGCCGGCTATATCGAGGCATTAGGGCGCCCTATTACGTTGTACATGGTTCCCAACCGCAAATTGGTGGCTCAGGCCAAGCGGGACCTTGCCGGCTTTTTGGGGATGCAGCCTGACGATATCGGTGTTATCCAGGGTGGGAAGTTCGAGCCCAAGCAGATAACAATCGCTATCACGAATTCTCTTTTGCCACGGAGCGCTGCAAAACGTAAAGCCATCAATAAGTATCTGAAAACTGTTCAGCATCTGATCCTGGATGAGGTTCACCACGCGGCGGCCAAAACTTGGATGCAAGTGGTGAAGAAATGCTCCGCGTATTGGCGATTCGGTCTCAGCGGTACGCCTTTTGACCGTTCTGACGGTCGAAGCGCTTACGTGGAGGCCTACTGCGGACCCGCGGTAGCTCGTGTTACCAATAAAGAACTGATCCAGCGTGGGTTCAGCGCCAAGCCTAAAATTCGGCTGAAGAGTATCAGCAAGGTTATCGACTACCACGATAATGAAGTAAACCTCGATGGAACCTACGACGAGGTCTACAAGGCTGGCATCGTTCGCAACAAATACTTCCATGAGAGGATCGTTCGTGACGCTCTGAAGCACGTTGCAAAGGGGCGTCCCACGTTCATCCTGATTCGCGAGTATGAGCACGGCTTCGCGCTCATGGACCGTTTCGAGGAGCATGGCTTTGGGCGAGTGGAGTTCGTGCACGGCAAGATGTCTGAAGAGGACATTGAGGACGCCAAGAAGCGATTTGCCGATGGTGAGACACAGATATTGATCGTGTCACCCGTGTTTGGAGAAGGCCAATCTATCCCGGAAATTCGAGGTCTCGTGATCGGCGATGACTTCAAGAGCGTGATTCTCACGCTTCAGCGAATTGGCCGTGGTCTCCGCAAAAAGAAGGGAGACAATACTCTCCACATGACGGAGTACGCGCACTTCACTCACCGTTACCTTACAGAACACTCAGATATTCGTGTTCGCCGTTATGAGAAGGAAGGTTTTGAGGTGTGGTGATGAAACTCACGGTCAAAGGTAAGAAGTACGTGTTGGTGGTCCTCAAAGTGACCAGTAGCGATCCGCTTGGACGCCCTGAAGCAGCGACGTTTCATTTCGACGAGCGCGAGACCTTTGACTTGAAGGGTGGTGAGGAGTTCATCACTGCCTTCGTGCCAGAGGATGTTGCACGACCCAAGATGAAGTTCGGAAAACGCTGAGCCTGTAGCCTCCCGCTTCGTGTACAACGTGAGTAGAGGCAGCGATGGTTGACGAGAACATGGTTTCACGAACCGTGAAAGCGCTCGCAACAATGCACGGTCCTCGTATTCGTGACACCAAATGGGTAGCTGGCTTTTCAGGATTGCGGGAAGACCAGGTGGTGACCACCCTGAACTGGTTGTTGCTGCGGAAGCTTGTGATGAAGAAGGCGGGCGGATTCAAGCTTAGCCAGGACGCTCGCAAATTCGTGGTGGAGTTGATCAACTCGCGGTGCTCCAACTTCGTCGGTTTCTTGGACGAGGGATACAAACCTGAAGTGGCAGAGGAGAAGAGCAAGAACCCTCTTGCTCGTCGTTTGCATCGCCTGTACTACGAACATCTTGCACCGCGTGGTAGCAAGTTTGAATTCTACCGAAAAGGCATCCCAGCGTGGAAGACACAACCCACGTCTGTCAAGCTGGCGTTTAGACGGGCCGCGCAAACATGTGAGGAGCTGAAAGCGGAACCACAACAATTCGTCGAAGCCCAGTTCCTCAAATTCGACCGTCTGTCAATCAGGGCACGACGCCCTCTCCTTCCGCAGCCGGCGCATCTAGCCGGACCCAGTGCTGTGACGAGCTACCTCGAGTTCCAGTCTGAGCTGGATGACCGGAAGCTGCGGCGGACGGTGAAAGCTGCTCACAGCAACTTCGAGATCGAGTTGGACAAGCTGGCGAGTCTTGCTCTGTTTCACCAGTGCTCTGAAATGCGGGTACTGTTGAAGTTGCCTCAGGAGTTTACGCGAGAGTTTTTGAGACACAAAGGCGTTTGGGCGAATGTGAAACACCGCTTCATAGCTGCGAGCGGCGATTTGGCGATTTGAGGAGGGAGCTATGACTCGTGATGACGTGATTACGTATATTGCTGTTCCTCCGCTTTTGGTGGCCTTGCTCATTTTCAGCATTCCCGTGACTGCCATCGTGGTGACGCTCCGTCGCCTAGGCCGTTGGGACAATATCGACCGATAAATCGGAGACACGTAAATGCCCTTATTTGACCGCAATCGGTCACATACGTCGTTGCGCCTTGCACGAGAGCGGCGTCAGCTGGAGACGAAGATGCAAGCTGCGTCTGCGAGCACCGCAGCCCAGCTCAGCTTGTCCTATTGTACACTCGCTACTCTTCAGCTTTTGAACCAGTACGCGGAGAAGCTGGTGCAGCAATGACGGCGAAGCGCTTCTGGGCTCGAGTCAGAAAACAGAAGAGGGGTTGTTGGCTTTGGTGCGGTGGAAAACAGGCCATCGTTGGCGGAAAAGCCCTTCCTAAGGAACGAGGCTACGGGCGTGTTTACATCAAAAATGGTGACACGTGGGCAGCGTGATGGACCGAAAGCCTCAGTTTGAATATGACAGACCCTTCCAAGCTAAAATGGTGAAGACATTTTTCGCTGACAAAGATTTTCAGCTGACGATCGCGAGCCACATCGACCCTGACCTCTTCGAGAACAAGATTCACCGCTGGGTTGTTCGTACTGTTGCTCGTTTTGTCCAGTCCCATGGTACGCCGATGCGCAAGGACGCGCTCATCAACTACCATCGGCGTGCGTTGAAGGCGAAAATCTTCCGTGGAGAAGACCGAGAGCTGAGCCGGTCTTTCATCTCGAAGATTGACCGTCCTGTTGTGGACCGTGATTACGTAAAAGAGGAATTCTACAACTTCGTCAAGCACCAGGACACCAAGGTTCGTATCTTGGACCTTCTTGACGCGCTCGAGAAGCATCAGTGGGAGGACATCGACAAGCTCTTCGCTGAAGGTCAGACGATTCAGAACATCGGCATGGGGAGTCTGGGTCACTTCTACGTGCGCGACCGTAAGCAGCGTCTCCAGCGCCGTCGGCTCCCTCTTCAGCGGGGAATCCCAACAGGCATCCCAAACCTCGATCAACACTTCAAGTACAAGGGTGTTCCGCGTAAAACCATTAACACGGTAATTGCACCTCAAGGACGCGGCAAGACAGCGTCATTGGTTCACATCGGCAAGAACGCCATCATCGCGGGCAACAAGGTTCTTCACGTCTCGATCAATGAGATGAGCGAAGAGAACATGCAGGACCGATATGACGCTGCGTTGTCGCTGGTGGACCTCAATGACTTGGAGAACAAACGCTACCGTAAGCGCATCTGGAAGCGCGCGGATGAGATTGGGCGACAGTTTGGGGAATGTCTCGTCATCAAGGAGTTCGACTCCGTCACCGTTGCCGGTATTGAGGCCTGCATCAAGCTGCTGGCCTCTACGAGTGGGTTTGTCCCAGACGTAGTCATCATTGACTACGCTGATCTCATCACTCCGTCCAAGTTCTACGACAGCACGTACGAAGAGGCTGGCCTCACCTACCGCGAATTGCGTGCGCTGGCTAAGCGGCACAACCTGGTGGTGTGGACGGCTTCACAGACCACACGCGAAGCTCTCACAAAGCCCATCATTACGATGGCGGACTTGGCGGAGTCGATCAAAAAGGCGAACGTGGCAGACCTGATGATTGCGCTCTGCCAGACGAAGAAAGAAAAGCTGAAGCGTCGAGCACGCTGGTTTGTGGCAAAGAGTCGCTATGGGTTATCAGAATTTGAGTTGGCTCCGTGCCGTGTTAACTGGGCTCGTCAAGCTATGATGGCGGCGTGATATGGCAACTTGTAAAGACTGTGGTCACGAAATTGAATGGGCTGAGGGGCCTGGTGGTAAGCCTATGGCATTTGACGTGGCACCGATAACATTCTTAGGGAAACCGCTGAGACCTTTGAATGGTCCTTGGGTTATCGTGAACGCGAAAGCACGACGCGTGACCCCACAGGATATCAAACTACGGCGGGAACGACGCACGTGTCATTTTGACACGTGCAAGGAGAGAAAGAGGAAGTAGATGGCACGTGCATGCGCATTTTCGTCGTCAAGGGTACCACTGTGGCGCAACCCGCTTCTCAGGGTATTCGAGCGCTATGTGGCTAAAGCTCCGGTGCACCTCAAACCGTATCAGGATTCGGCGCAGCGGGCATTCGACGAGTTCAAACTCCTCCTCACACCAGAGGAACGTGTGGAGCTGCTGCAGGCGCACAAAGAGGCCTTGAAGTCATCAGCCGGATGCGACGTGTTCGACGCCATCTGCGCTCGTATCAAGAAGCGCCTATTCAACGCATGAGAGCAGTGACCCCACCTCGCTCTTTCATCGGACGCCTGGCGAAGGCGTTTGACCTCTACTCGTACATCCACCAAGAGCCGCGGAAACCGAAGAAGTACGGCAGCAACGAGTACGCGTTGACATGTCCGGTCTGTGACAAAACTGAGCGACTGTGGGTGAACACGGAAAAACGAGTATCAACTTGCTACTACTGTAGGAAGGGCTGGGACGTGGTTGGTCTCATCCAGATCCTTGAGAACTGCAATCTTATACGTGTTATCGAAATTCTCAAGGACCATAGCGCGGGCGCCACAGTCAATCTTCGCCAAGAAGTTGACCGCGTGCTGAAAGCGCTTGCCGCTGATGACTCACGTGAAGACGCAGACCAGGTGGAGCTGCCAACAGTCTCGTTGCCACAAGGATTCATCCCAGCCTTTGAGGCTGATGAGTTACCACCATACTTTGCGGAGCGTGGTATCAGCCGGGCTCAGGCGATTCGTTACGACTTGGGGTGGACTGAAGAGGGGTTCTACAGAAAACGCCTCATCGTACCTGTTGTGCAGGATGGGCGTCTCGTGTCATTTCACGCTCGCTACATGAAGAAAAAGCCTCCAATTACGGTATGCGAGACGTGTGGTGGAGACGGGCGCGATGAGGACGGTGAGACGTGTTCACACTGTGAAGGGAAGAAGCGCTCGAGACCGAAGAAGGTGCGGTATCCGAAGGGCTCCAAGACGAGCTATATGCTGTACAACTACGATCGCTCGCGGAGCTGCCGCCGCATTGTGATTGTGGAGGATACGTTCTCAACCATGGCCCTTGGCACCGGGCGCATTACTGGTGGTGTTGGATCCTTCGGTACCTCCATCAGCCCTCATCAGCTTGCGATGCTTCTTGCTACCGACGCGGAAGAGATGGTGTTCCTTTGGGACCGGGATGCCATTGACAAAGCGTATGAAGAGGCGGAGCGATTGGCTGAGTTTTGGACTACGAAGGTGGTGGAGCTGCCTGATGACCGTGACCCAGACGAATACCCAAATCGCAAGTCTCTTCTGGAGTTGGTTGACAGCGCAAAAGCCACCGGAGCTGCTAGGTTTACCGCGCGAATCAAAGCACGCTTGAGAAAAATGTAGACACCATATACGCCTATTTGATATACGCATTGTCCTGGAGGTGACCAATGGCCAGACGGTTTTGTGGTGACGTGAAGATCGATGTGAAGTTTCAGTGGACGATGAACCAGTACCGTGCATACGTCCAGTCCCCTCGTGGCACGCGGAACGTGCGTCTCACGATCGCGGCGGTTATGAAGGACCACGCGGACCCCAACCCTCTCGAGCTGGACTCCCCCACCGCGTATGATCGGGCAGCTCGTGTCGCGCTCGAGAAGGCGATGGACGCCACCAGCGCCGCGGATGAGCAGCAAGCGTACGTGGCCAAGGAAATTGCTGACGCTGCTGCGCTGGGTCTCAGCGCTGGCGGTTATCAAGTCCTGCGTGCCAAGGACTACTCCGTGTGGCTGGACCAGCAGACGGCGCCCTTTCTCCAGGCGAACGGCTGAGAACATGCGTTATCGGACGCAGGAAAGGTGAACATGAAGGCTGACAAGGTTTCACGAAACAGCATCCGCGAGTGGCTTTCGCATTGGGGAGACGGTCCGAACTGGAGCGACAATTGCGGGCAGACCGTGCCGATGGCGAAGACGTATCTTCGCGACCTGCTCGACACCGCCGACGAATATGAAACGGCGATGCGCGAGATCCGCTCACGACTCAGCGGCGGTGGTCACCCCGGTTCGGTCGCGATGCAGATTCACCGGCTCATCGACAACGCGCTCGCCGACGGGGCGCAGGCCGCTTGTCGCGGATGCGGTGCGATCCTGTCTTCGTTCAACTTCGATCAGATCGCCGACGGGTGTCCGTGCAACTCGCCTCGCGGCGTGAACCACGGCCTCGTGCCAGAGCATACCTGCACGTGCGCGGAGTGCGATCCGGCGCAGACGGGCCGCGTTCGCAAGCGGACGGCGTGACTAATCGCGCTCCGCGTTCTCGGACGCGGGCGCGGGGGAGGTGAAGCACATGAGCAAGTGGTACGACTATTTCACGCAGGGGACATTCGACTATCCCAAGCCGACGTCCATGCCGCTCGTGCCGTCGCGCTGCGAGGCATGCGACTACCGCCCGATCGGTGGCATTCGCTTCGCGTACATCTCGACAACGTTTCTGAACGGCTGGATCAACTACGTCACGATCGATCGCGCGTACCTGATCACGCGCTATCGCAAGCACGCCGAGAACGTGGCGCGGCTCGACGAGTTCCACAAGGAGAACGCATTCCATTCGGACCTGAATCTCGGCGACGACGTGGTCATCTTGGCGCGCGGCGAGGATGGGGCGTGGTGGGAGTTCTGGTACGACCAAGACTGCTCGGATGCGTGCATCGGGCGATTCACGACCACGGATGACGCCGACACGGTGCGCGCGAGGTTCGACGAGTTCGTGCGCGACTTGGATGATGGCGCCAACGAAGGCGGCGACAGCGGGCCGCCGTTGCCGATCGACGTGACGAAGATTCGCGGATGGGTCAAGGGCTGACAACGCGCCGGCTGCGTCCGGGAAGACCTGTTATTCGCTGGAGAGACCATGCACGTCTACCAATGTGGTAACAAAAACTGCTCACAGTACCACAAGGAGACCGCCCTCAAACTCGGACCCAACGAGACGCGTGGAGTTGTCTGCGATTACTGCCGGCGTGCACTTCAGTGGCTCCGTGAGACCCTTCTTCAGCTGAAGCGATGAGTCGTTCGTACGTTGGTGCCAAGGTTCGTTTGCGTTGCGATATCCGTACTCGAGCTGGCGTGCGGTTTCGTGAGGGCACGCTGATGCGGGTGAGCAGTTCCAACGGTCGCGGTGGATTGGCTCTTTACTGCTATAAGCGTGGTCACTGTATGTGGATCACGGGTGTTCGGCGAAGCGAAGTGACAGTGGTGTCGTGGACGAAGGAAGACGAGGACTAGAATGGATATCACCGTTACGAAAGAGATGGCAGCTGCGATCGGTATCGACAAGTTCAAGGCCTTTGGCATCAACGACGAGAAGATTCGGTGGTCCGCTTGCGGGATCAGCCTGACGACACTGAGTAACAACCGAGTCAAAGAGCTTCGTGACATCATTGCGCCGTTCAATGGCAAAGCAAAGGGTGCGAGGGCTGCTCAGCATGACCTCGATGTGTGGATTGAGGCTGCAGCAAAGGGAGCCAACCAGACGAAATGCCGAAACTGCAAACACTTCGCTGCTCTCGCCTTCGAGTACATCCAGAAAATCTCTCGCCACTGGCTATACACGAAGGACACTGAGCGTGAGGTGTGGGTTGCATGGTACGTGAGCCTTATCAGTCACCACGAAAAAGTGTACACCAAGCACGGCGTTCAGCCGGCGTACACGGAATTGAAGCTGCGTCACATTGAGTTGGGCTCCACGGAGAAGAACACCATCACGTTCTATGACTGGGACTGCAAAGGTAAGACGGCACCAGAAGTGTTGAGCGCTGCCGGCTGGGTGGAGGAGACTGAGGAGCTGGCGCGTATCTACAAGCGTGACTTCGACCGCTTCGTCAAGTACCACGATAAATTGGGCAAGCAGTTCCTGGCCACCGGCATCGGTACGACAGACCTCGACGGCAACAGTGACGACGAGGATCGCTGGTGGTACCGAGGAACCAAAACGTTGCGTATGGAGCGCAACGGGGAGCCCAGTCGAGTCGTCATCGACGTGAAGACCGAGGGTGAGAAGAAGGAGAAGGAAGACGCAGAGCACATCAATTGGACCTACTGGCGTGGCAAGTCCTACCTGACAGCGAAGGACGATGACGACGCCGATGACGTGGGACCTGATACGCAGGACTCAGACGAGGAGCTGGAGGCGGGCAAGACCAGGTTTGATGACCTCCCGCTATTTCCTGTGGTACCAGTTTTCTGCCTTCGCCGTCATCTTCGCATGCGTGTGCACATCGCCAACATGCGGCGCTACGTCTATGACCCTAGTCTAGGCAAGAAGCTCGTGCTTCCACGAGCTGAGCGCGACCTCGTGGACATGCTGGTCGCTCATGAAGGCGGTTTCAAGGACATCATCGGTGGGAAGGGCGGCGGTGCGATCGTGCTCTGCTGCGGCATCCCCGGAACTGGCAAGACGCTCACCAGCGAGTGCTACGCTGAGAAGATGAAAAAGGCACTGTACAGCGTGCAGTGCTCACAGCTGGGGACGAATGAGGAAGAGTTGGAGACACAACTCCTGAAAGTGTTTGCCCGAGCCCAGCGGTGGAAAGCAATTCTGTTGTTGGATGAGGCGGACGTTTATGTGGCTGCACGTGGGTCTGACCTTCAGCAGAATGCTATCGTTGGCGTGTTTTTGCGTGTGCTCGAGTATTACCAGGGCGTTCTGTTCATGACGACCAACCGGGCAGATCTTGTGGACGACGCCATCGCCTCTCGTTGCCTTGCTCGGGTGGAGTACAAGGCTCCGAGCGTGCGCAACCAAAAGCGCATTTGGCGGATCCTTGCCAGGACGATGGGTCTGCGGTTGTCCAAGACTGTGATTACTGAGTTCGCAGAAAGCCACCCTGGTATCGTGGGTCGCGACATCAAGAATTTGCTCAAGCTCGCTTCGCTCGTATCGAAGGCGAGCAACACACCCATCACGGTGGAGATGCTGCAGTTCGTCTCACGGTTCAAACCGACGGGAGAGGCGCTGCGACTCAGAGTAAAATCTTGACACAGACTCAGATCAGGTGCCTAATGTATGACGCTTAGGCGTCCGAGAGAAGACAGACATGGCCGATGAGACCGACAACCGCATCAACGAGCTTCGACGCCGTCATGTTGCGGCCCTTGAGGATGGTACCAAAGGTCGCATGAGTCTGATGCGCGAGATGCACACGGAGTTCGCCAGGAGTGAGGCAGCTCTTCGTGCTCGAGGTACCAAACTTCAGATTTTACGTGACCCACAATCTACGAACTGGTGTCCTTACTTTCGCCGCTCTGTGATGCTCATTTCATGTATGGTCCAGTCGGTCAACATTACTGAGACCACGTGTTTTGGGTGTGCCTATCCAATGGAGTGGGCCAAGAAGGGTGCAAAGCTGGTGGAGTTTGATTACCGGCGCTCACCGGAGGACTGGCAACCGCGGCAGATTGGGAGATATATCCAGACACCACGTAAAGATGGTGGTACCACCACAACCCTTCAAGCTGTCACCGTGGAGCCTTTCGCTTACCAGCGAGTGGAAGAACCTAACGGTGACGTGTACTGGTTCAAGCGGTACTTGTGGGGGCAGGTTGAGCTTGACTATGCGGCCCACCAGGACCGTTCCAGACCCACTCGCTGGTGGGAGCTGGGGCCGGACGACATGGCCCCTCCCCAGAGCAGCCTCTCCGCGGACGAGCGTGAATCGAAGCTCTACACCGCTGACAAAGCACGTCATGGTCTTTTGATGATCGGTACGGCGAAGGCAAAAAATAAGAAAAAGCAACCACGCAAAACCGAGAGCGATGATGAATGAGCCTCGGATACAAGCCGCGCAGGCTCAAAAGCGGTCGCGTGGTGTCAGTGTGGAAGACTATGGTGTGCCGCTGCCGGCGCTGCCATCGAACGCTGGAGACAGTATGGCCTGATACGTGGCAGACGCACGGATGGTGGTGCGTGGTCACAAAAAACCGAGTGAAGCTGTATTGCAAAAAGTGCAAGCAGCATGCGCGTACTACCCCTGGGAAGAGGAGGAAACATGTCGCTCGTGGTTAAAGAGTTAACGGGTATTCGCAAGCTTGCGATCCAGCTTCTGTGGCCGGTTCTGGAGGTACTTCCTGCCTGGTTCGTGCACTTCGTGGTGGGGTTGTAGATGCCTGGGAAAAAGGCGCCACCTCCTCCGCCAACAATGAGGATGCACACAACGCTTGTGCAGGTGATCCGCAACTACGAGGATGATGCTAACACAGCGTCTCAAAGGTACCCTGGTGTACCCCTCGACATGGCGATCAAAAAGCTCATTGAGGATGAGCTGAACAACTGCACCAAGACAGGCCGACTTACCGGCACCATCACCATTTTGCGTGGTCCCGACTTGCCCACATGATCCACCGGCTCACAGACGAGGAGCGGCGAATCATCTACAGCCGCGCTCGCGCTGCCCTCATAGAGGCAGTGAACAGTGGCATCCACTTTGAGATGGACGACCTTGTTGCCGAAGGCTACATGACCTACGTGCGCGCGCAGCGCCGCTATGACCGCGGACGTGGTGTGGCTCAATTTTCCTCCTACCTTTTTGGCCTTCTCAATAACTCGTACAGAAACCTGCTTCGTAACGCGCGGACCCACAAAAGGCGAGCGCGCCTGGTACCTTACGACCCTGAAAAACATGATGCAGAGGCTCCAGCAGGTGAGGTAGAGTATGCCGAACTGGTGGAATACTACTGCGACATGCTAACACGCAAAATTGATAAGGAGGTGTTGTACGAAAAGGCCTATCCGAGCGAGCAGACGGTAACTCTTGCCCTCGTCAACCAGCTGCGCTGCGCGCATCTTGTGCGTCTCCGCGTGCCGATTGGCCGCAGCGACGCGTCACGGCCAATCATCACGAATGACGTGCTGGCCCGCAGCCTGCGGTACTCGCCGGAGCAAATAAAGAAAGCGCTATCACGCATAAAGCGAACGATCGACGAAAATAAGTGAAAGGGAACACGAGAATGCCGAAGAATGCTGTGAAGAAAGTGAAAGCTGCTGCGAAGAAGGGGAAGAAGTCTGCAGCCAAGAAGGAAGCCCCAAAGAAGGGCAAAAAGGCTGCGACCACGAAAAAGAAGACCAAGGCAGCTCCTCCCAAGAAGCCGAAGAAGTCCAAGAAGGTGGAGGAAGAGGAGGAGCCTGACGAGGACGAAGAGGAAGACGACACCGAAGAAGAGGACGATGAGGACGAGTCGGACGACGACGAAGAGGACGACGACTCCGACGACGAGGACGAAGAAGAGGACGACGAGTCGGACGACGATGACGACTCGGATGAGGACGAAGAAGACGACAGCGACGACGACTCGGATGATGACGACGAGGACGACGACGCTGATGAGGACGACGACGCTGATGAGGACGACGACGAGGACGACGAAGACGACGAGGACGACGAAGACGAGGAGGATGAAGAAGAGGACGAAGACGACGATACTGATGAGGATGAGGACGACGAGGACGAAGAAGAGTCCGAGGCGCCCAAGTCCAAGAAGAAGGGCAAGGCCAAGTCGAAGGCCAAGGCTCCCAAGAAGGGCAAGAAGGCTGCTTCGGACGACGACGATGACGACGGCGAAGATGACGACGCCGACGAGGGTGACGACGATGACGACTCGGAGGAGGAACCTGCCAGCCCCAAAAAAGGCAAAGGGACTCCGACGCTCGTG